GTGACGGGGATTTCCTTATATAGCGATCCCGGCGTCATTTGCGTCATCGCCGTCACGGCGCAGAAATTTGATGAGTCGGCTTTTGCCTGTGCGCTTGGTGCGATACTCGATGCCCAGCGGCTCCAGCACCTCATAGGCGAACTGACCGAGATACTTTGTGACCATATTGGGCGTGACCTCCTGCTCCTTCATTTCGGTCAGCAACTCCGTGGCCGTGCCTACCCATTCGGTACGGCACTCCATAAAGTCCACCACCCGAAACAGAAATTTCGGCAGTTCCGCCTTATGAATGTCCTCGCTGTTCTTGCGCTCCACCAGCTCCCAGACAAGGTCGTTAAACTGCAAGGTCAGTTCCTGATATTCCACATCCCGCCCGCTGACCAGCAGCGTAGCGGCGTTTCCGCTGCGCTTACGGCGCAGGATGAAGTTGGTGTCCGCAGCGCCGATGATACCGGTGGAGCCGCTGACATCGTTAAAGGGATCGTCGCTGTCTTGCAGCTTTCGCAGGTGATGCACCAGCAAAACGGCGATGTTGAAGCCGTCGGCAATGCGCTTGATGGAGGAAATGTCATCGTAATCGTTGCCGTACATTCCTGTTTTTCCGGCGCTGCCTTTGGAGTCCCGCACCTTTTGCAGCGTGTCAATGATGACCAGCTTGGTGGCGGGATGCTCGGTCAGGAAATCCGTGATCTGCTCCTCCAGCCCGCCGCCGATCAGCCCGGAGGTCACGGCAAAATACAGGTTGTCCGGGGCGCTGTCGGTAAGATTGTAGAGCTGATCCTTGATGCGTCGCTGAGTGTCCTCAAGGCTCAGATAGAGCACATCGCATTGCAGCGTGGGCAAACCCCAAACGGAATTTCCCTGCGCCACTTGCAGCCCCAGCCACAGCATCAGCCAGCTTTTGCCGATCTTGCTGGCACCGCTGATGACATTGACACCCTGCGAAATAAGGCCGTCTACGATGAACATCGTCTTGCTCATCGGCGTGGACAGCAGGGTCTCTGCGTCCACGGTTTTCAGTTTGTTGTTCATAGATTTTTCTCCTTTGTAGAATGTTAGAAATGGATTTTGGCGGGGGCGGATGGAAACGGCCACCCGCCCCCGCTTTGCTATCCCAAAAGCCTTGGAAATCAAGGCTTTCCCGGTGCTTAATGTTCTACGCTGCGCCGCCGCCTGGCCGAGTCCGCCTTCTGCTTGCGCCGGATGGTGCGGCCGCATTCCGGGCAGTACTTCTGCCGGTTGCTGCCGGGAGCAAAGGACTTTCCACACCGTTCGCAGGTCCGTGTACGCTGCCGGTAAATATCGGCGCAGAGTACCTTGTCGGCGGGCAGAACCGCCCGCCGGAAGTACTTGCACAGCAGCGAATAAGAAATCATCTGCACGCACACACAGCCCTCGCCATCGTCCAGCGGTATGCAATTGCCGCCATCATAGTTGGCGCACAGCCTCCGGATCAGCCGGTTGCAGCGTGCCCTTTGGGCGGGCGTCAGGCGCTTGATCTCATCCAACTTTCTTCACCTCCTTCTCCATCACATAGTTGATGACGCTGATTTTCGGGATCTTCAGCGTCGTGCCGATCTTCACGGCGTGGATGTACCCATAGTCGATCAGCTTGTAGGCCAGCTTGCGGCTGATGCCCAGCATCTCCCGAAGCTCTTTGACGGTCACGATGTCCGGGTATTCCGGAAACATCATCTGATAAAGCTCTCTGAGCTCTCCTTTCTTCATAGGTTTGAACCTCCTTTGTCTGTTCTGAAGCCGCATTTCTGCGACGGTTTTTGCTTGCTGCCGCTCATCCGCATCGTTCCTGCCCCGGAGTCTCACCACGGCGTATTGCTTCTTCGGTGCGCTCGTTTCTTTTTCGGGAAGTCATGGCATCACTTGCCGGAAGCATATCCTTTGGAGGCGGCGATTCAATTTTCAAGGTGCACAGGGAGAGAGTCCCCTCAATAGGTAGGCAGCGAGAAGGCCAGGTTTTTACCCCCCCTCACTAATCAACTGGGAAACTTTTTTCGATTTGTACGAAGGAACTTTGAAAATTTCTTTGAAATCCTCTCTACTAACCAACTGGAAAATTTTTTCGGACTTGAACGAAAAAACTTTTGAGAATTTTTCTGCGAACCCTACTACTAATCAACTGGGAACTTTTCGGGCAAATAACAAATGGGTTTAAAAAAATTTTTTAAGTGCCCCTCCTACTAACCAATTGGGGAAATTTTTGAGATTTTGGCAAAGTAATATGAAAAAATTCCATCAATTTTTCAAAAGACCCTTCTACTTACTCTGAATAAGGGGTGCCGTTTGGCAGGGTGTTTTTCAAAATTCCCCGCAAAAATATTTCTCCCTTCACTTACTCTGAATAAGGGGCGCCGTTTGTGGGGGTGTTTTCGGGAACAATTTGAAATTCTCAGCAAAAAAGGTTTCTCCGCTCAAATCAGTAAACTGAGCGGGGAAACCTTTCACTTTTAATTATAAGATTTTCTTCTGAATCCATCGTAAATCCGCAATAATCCTTGATAAATCCGCCTCGCCGTGATATATTTAAATTGTATAATTGTGGCTATTGAACCCTGCCCGAAAGTGAGGATGTTTTAATGGAACCGACCATCGAACGCTGGTACTCAATGAAAGAGATTTGCGAATACCTCGGCGTCAGCCGTGATACGGTACTCGCCTGGATAGAGAAAAGAAATATGCCCGCTGCGAAAATAGGCCGCCTTTGGAAATTTAAGATCAGCGAAGTAGACGCCTGGATGAAGTCCGGCGTGGCGGCGGATAAGTAATCTGGATTGGGTGATGAGCTATGGGCTTTATAGATTCGTATAAGCATCTCGAAAAGCTGTGTGGCGATATGCTGCAAACTCAGCACGGTGTCTCCGCTTATATAGCTGAGATGGAAAGTACCCCAAATGGTTCATATTGGGTGCAAGGCTGGGTCCAAGATCTCAAGTGCCTTAAGCATTACCGCTGGGTCAGAAACCAAATTGTACACGACCCGAATAGCAGCGAGGAAAACATGTGTTGCCTCAGCGACGCACAATGGATTGACAATTTTTATGATAGGATTATGAAGCAAGGTGATCCTCTTGCTATGTATCAAAAGGCGACAAAACCTCTTCCTGTCGCAAAGCCAAAACCGCTCCGCCAATCGTCGCAGGCACAATATACATATTCCACACGGCCGGTTTACTCAAAAAAGAAAGCGAAAAAAGCCACCGGATGGGTTGTGTTATTGATTATTACAGTGCTTGTCGGACTGGTTTTTGTGCTTAAACACCTTGTAAATTAATCAGGAGATGCACGATGGCACTGGAGAATAAATTGGGGCTGACAAGCTCCGCCGATCTTGCCCGGGAAGAAGAACGCCTCAGCAAGAAAAAGGCGGTAGAACTGTTTGAAAACGGCGTACTTGACACGCTCCCAGCGGGTAAATTCTCAACATTGCAGGCAATTCACAAATATCTGTTTGAAGATATTTACGACTTCGCCGGTGAGCTGCGCACGGTGAATCTGGCGAAGGGCAATTTCCGCTTTGCACCGCTGATCTATCTGGAGGCGGCACTGGCCAACATCGACAAGATGCCGCAGTCCACTTTTGACGAGATCATCGAAAAATATGTGGAAATGAATATTGCCCATCCCTTTCGGGAGGGCAATGGGCGCAGCGCCCGCATTTGGCTTGACCATATCCTGAAAACCGAAATTGGTAAGGTCGTGGACTGGAGCAAGGTGGATAAAGAGGATTATCTCCTTGCAATGGAGCGCAGCCCCATCAAGGATGTGGAGATCAAGGTGCTTCTGAAAGCGGCACTGACCGATGAGGTCGGCAGCCGTGAGGTGTATAGGAACGGCATCGACCACAGCTACTATTACGAAGGGTACACGACATTCAAGGCGGAAGATTTGAGCAAGGAATGAGGTGCAGATATGCCGGATCAGAATTGGCAATTTGAACTGGAAGAATATATCAAGCAGGGCGAACCGGACCGGGCCGAAAAAAGTGAAGCGTGGCAGACCGCCATTGGCTTGCAGGCGGTGGACGGGCTGAACACCTCTGCCTATCTGCTGGATACGGCCAAGGACCACATCGAGGGCAAAATCACCATCGATGAAGCCCAACAGCGCATTCATAGCTATTATGAGCAGCGTACCACCCGCACCGAAATAGAGAACGAAACCAAAGAAGCAGATATTGTCTCTGCCAGAATCGCAAAGTTGTTGGGCGAAAAGACGTTTCAGTTTTCTCCTGCCGAGTGGATTACCATTCACCGCAGATTGTTTGAGGGCGTATTTGACCACGCCGGACAAATACGTAAGTATAACATTTCCAAAAAGGAATGGATACTGAATGGTGAAACGGTTATCTATGCTGATTTTAATAGCATAAAAGATACTTTGGATTATGATTTTGCCACCGAAAAACAGTTTTCCTATGAGGGATTGTCGGTTGAAGCATCGGTGAAACACCTTGCAAAATTTGCATCGGACATTTGGCAGATTCATCCCTTCGGTGAGGGCAACACAAGAGCCACCGCCGTGTTTATGATTAAGTATATGAAAACCTTTGGGTTCCGTGTCAATAACGATGCGTTCCGTGAAAACTCCTGGTATTTCCGCAATGCATTGGTTCGAGCAAACTATAACGATTTGCAAAAAGGTATTCATTCCACCACAAAGTTTTTGGAATTGTTTTTCTCAAACCTTCTGCTCGGCACAAACTACGAATTAAAAAATCGCTATATGCATGTTGATTTTGTGGATGAAAACACTTCCCAAAGTGCCAAAAGCGAAACGCCAAAGTGCCAAATTGACACTTTGAAATGCACTTTAGAAGAACTTGCCGTGTTAGATTTAATAAAAAAGAACCCGTCTGTTAAGCAAACCGAGCTTGCAGAACAAACAGGAAAATCCGTCAGAAGTATAAAGCGCATTACAGACTCTCTGAAAGAGAAGCAATATCTCCGTAGAGTTGACGGCAAACGCTACGGCAAATGGGAAGTTTTGGCTTAGGGCATGAGCGATTTAATCTTATTATCCCGCATATATCCTTTCCTCAAGCCCATATTCACGGCATCTTTTATGCGAAATTTGTTGATGCTTGAGGGACAACAAAAAACGGAGGCTTTATTATGAGCACATTAAAGATTAAAAGAGAAAACGGAAAAATCTTTTGCCCGTTAGCTGATTCTTGGCATATTGAAACTCCCGAAGAGAAAGTACGCCAAGAATACATAAAAATCCTTGTAGAGAACTATGGATATTCTCTTGACCAAATGGCACAAGAAATTAAGGTCAATAACTCTCAACGTGGTCAAGGCAAAGCACGCGCAGATATTGTTATTTGGAAATCAAAACAGGATAAAATCGAAAGCAAAGCCGCTTTTATTGTTGTTGAATGTAAAGCGGAAAATGTTCGTATTCGTGAAGAAGATTATTATCAGGGATACAATTATGCTTCTTGGGCTGGTGCAAGTTTCTTTGTAACCACTAACGAAAAAGAAACAAAATACTTTAACGTTGACAAAGATTATCTTCCCAAGGAGTTAGTAGAGGTTGTTGCTATTCCTACCGCTGAAGAAGCACTGAATGATAAAAAAGTAAAAGATATTCTTTCCAAAACTAAAACATTTACGAGAGATGATTTTACAAAGATTCTTCGCACTTGCCATAACATTATTCGTAATAATGATAAGCTTTCTCCCGAAGCTGCATTTGATGAAATCAGCAAAATTCTCTTTATGAAAATCAAATACGAACGCGAGCAGCGTTGTGAGTTTTCAGAAAAAGTGAGAAAACGGCACCAGGCGGGCATTCTCAGGTGAAAAAACCCGGAAAAACCCGGAAACCTCTGTAAATAAGCGGTTTTCAAGCGGGAATCCATGCAAAATACCGTGAAGTTCTGTAATCACACGAAAAAAAGATTGCAAACATTTTCTTTTATTTTTTCTCTCAAACGACCTGATCAACAAGGGGGTGCCGGTAGAGGCTTTTGACACCGTTTAAGAGCGTTTAAGCGGCCCGGCATACAAGGGCACGGAAAGGCCAACAAACCCCCTATTTTCAAGGGATAGCGGGCTTTTAAGAGGTTTTAATAATTGCATTAAAAGGCGTTTAAGCGCCCCTTTAAGGAACGGTGAAAACCACTCCTCAAAGGGGCGCTTTTTTTCGGGTTTAATGAGAACCGGCGGAGGCAACGGCGGCAGTTTAATGAGAACTGCGTAAAAAGCCCGGTATGACGGGGGGTTGCGGCCTCTGCCCCGCCCTGGCGGCATGAGGGGGTTCTCATTAAAAAGTTCTCATTAAAACCCCTTTCAAACGGCCTTTAATTCCATTACTAAAAACGGAATTTAGTGACAAAACCGGGACAAGCCCACTATGCCCTTTTAAGATTAAATACGATACTGAGACAGCTGTGTTAATTCAGCGGCTCTCTTGGCTAATTCAGAGCGTCCCAGGGCGTTCAAATTAAAAGACAAAGAAAAGATTTGGCAGATCTCTGCAGCATCCAAATCGGTGCGACCCTCATTGCGGAATAGTTGTCGGGTAACGGTCTGCATGACACCAGATAGAACGGAAACGGCCAGCATCTGCTGGGCCTGTGAGGCGCAATCAAAGTCCTGCTTAAAAGACTGGAACAGAACGATGAGGTCGTCCAATTGGCCCTGGATCGCAGCACTGTTTTCCAGGAATGTAGTGCGGTCTACCTCTCCCCGCAAAAACTCACCGCTCACATTAAAAAAGCGCTCTAAAGCAGCCATTGCCTTAGAATTTGGTTCTCTGCGCCCATTTTCGTAATCGACTATGGAACCATATCCGATACCCGTTTCAGAAGCCAATTGCTTTTGTGTTAATCCTCGTTCCTTCCTCAACTCTTTAATTGTTTTGGAAATGGGAGTTTCTCTTGTTTTCATTTCAGCAATCACCTCTTTAATTCGGAAATTAAATTGATTATATCACCCGGCTTGTGCAAATGCAAAAGCATTTTGAAAGAAACCCCTTGACTTGAGCGATTGCACAAGCTATAATTTAAGCGTAACTTGTGCAAATGCTCAAGCGGAAGGAGGATTAAAATGTTTGTATCTCCAAAAATCGAGGAAATTCGAAGTAGAAGAGAGCGTCTCGGATGGTCGCAACATCAATTGTCCCTCCGTTCTGGATTGAGTGGTTGCGCTATCTGTCGAATTGAATCCCGCAAAAGTAAGAGAATCAGCCATCTTCGTGCAAAAGAAATCGCCAAAGCCTTGCAGTGTAATGTTGAGGATATATTTACCACCACGGAAGGAGCATGAACATGAACGAGATGCAGGTATTCCAGAACAGCGAGTTCGGCGAGCTGGGGGTGCTGGAGATTGAGGGCAAGCCCTATTTCCCGGCCACGGCGTGTGCAAAGTCCCTTGGGTATAAGCGCCCGGCTGATGCAATCACCGCTCACTGTAAGGGGTCGGTAAAATACCGAGTCCTTACGAATGGCGGAGAACAGGAACTGAAGTTCATCCCAGAGGGCGACCTGTACCGCCTCATCACCCACAGCAAGCTGCCCGCCGCCGAGCGGTTTGAGAAGTGGGTGTTCGATGAAGTCCTGCCCAGCATCCGGCAGACGGGTGGATACGGAAGCCTGGCCGAAGCATTGAAGCAGGTCACAGATACCTTTACATCAGCGATGAACAGCGTCCTTGACCGGCTTGACCGACTGGAAGCGCAGAGCCGAGAAAACCTCACCGAAGAGGAACCGCTTATCCGGCGCAGGCCCACCAGCGTAATCAGTCGCCTGGATGTAAACACCAGACAGGATGTGGAGTCCATGATCTGCTCTGGGCAGTTCACTTACTCTGAAATTGCCAAGCACCTGGCTGATTGTGGTATCCGAATTTCCACCACGTCGGTCTGGCGCTATGCACAGTCACTCGATTTTTAGCCGAAACGCCCTGCGGGGCGTCTGCGGGGGATGACCTCCCCACACTGATGATGGCAGGTCAAGAAGGCGGTGAAACAATGGAAGCCATGCTGAAGGCAGCGGAGGTGGCCCAGCTGATGGGCTGCTCCAAGGAATATGTGACCCGGATGGCCAGAGAGGGACGACTGCAGCACGAAAAGACGCTCAATGAGCGGAACCGGCCCCTGCTACTCTTCCCGGTCAGCGGTCTGGAGCCACAGCTGCAGGAGCGGTATTACGCACAGCTGAAGGCCAGTTTACCGGCTGTAGAGTTGCCTCAAGGAACCGGGCCGAAGCGCAAATCAGCCAAGGCATTTGATCATTACTCTGCTGAGGAGCGGGAGGAGATCGCCTGGTGGCTGAAAACAGTGGAAGAATGGCAGTCCTATCGAGGGAAGTATCCCGGCAAGAAGGCCGAGGCCGATGAGAAGTATATCGCCCTGTGTGCCAAGATTGATCCGGCGCATGAGTTTTCCATTGATATGCTCTACCGCAAGTGGAAAGCCATCAAGGCCAACGATCTGGATGGCCTCATTGATAAGCGAGGGAAATGGAGAAAGGGAAAGAGCAGCATAGACGAAACACTCTGGCAAGCATTCCTTTCCTTCTACCTGGATGAGAACCAGCACCCGATCATGCGCTGCTATGAGTACACAAAGATGTGGGCCAGGGAGGACTTCCCCGATCTGGTGGCCGATATGCCCTCATACACCACCTTCTATCGGCGGATACAGGCCGACATCCCGGAGGCGGTTGAGGTATTGGGCCGCCAAGGCGAGAAGGCATTTCGTGACCGCTGCGCCCCATATATCAAGCGCACCTACGACGATATGGCCAGCAATGAGTGGTGGATCGCAGATAACCACACCTTCGACATTATCACAATGGGAGCAAACGGCAAGCGCCACCGCTTGTATCTGACCGCATTTTTCGATGCCCGCAGCGGCATCTTCACCGGGTGCCATGTGACAACGGCTCCCAGCAGCCAGTCCACGCTGGTGGCGCTGCGAAAGGGCATCCTGAAGTACGGCATCCCGGAGAACATCTATGTGGACAATGGCCGCGAGTTCCTGACCTATGACATCGGCGGCCTGGGCCATCGCAAAAAGAAGCTGAAGAGCGGCCAGGAGCCGTTCTCACCACCCCCGGTATTTGAGCGCCTGGGCATCAAGATGACTAACGCCATCGTGCGGAACGCCAAGGCCAAGATCATCGAGCGCCGGTTCGAGGACATCAAAAACCAGCTTTCCAGGCTGTTTGAAACCTACACGGGCGGCAATGTCCTGGAGAAGCCCGAAAAGCTGAAGGGCGTCCTGAAGAACGGAGAGATCCCGATGGACAGCACCCTGATCACGGTGGTGGAGCAGCTACTGGAAGGATACTTCAACGAGGCCCCTTATGGCGGCGCGGTAGCGGCAGACCACGGGAAACCCAGGATGCAGGTCTACCAGGAGCAGCTTTACAAGAAGCGTGTGGCCCCGGCAGACGAACTGGCCCTGATGCTGATGCGGAGTTCCCGCCCGCAGAAGGTGACCCGGCGCGGCGTCCATCTGGACATCGCCGGAGAGCGGATCGACTACTGGAACGACGATATGCTGATGAACCTCCTGGGCAAGCAGGTATATTTCCGCTACGACCCGGACGATCTGAGCGAAGTTCGCATTTACGATCTGGAGGATCATTACATCATGTCGGTACCTGCGGACAACACCGCAGTTCTGAAATACGGTGCCAGCAAGGAAGAGGTCAAGGAGGCCATGGGCAAGGTTCGCCGCATGGAACGGCTCACCAAAGAGGCCCTCAAGGTCAGCGCCTTCCCTGCCTTCGGCAAGCGCACCGCCCTGGAGTTGGTTATGGCATCGGCGCATGAAGGCCGGATGGCCCGTCTGGCCGCCCCGGCCCCGGACGCGAAGATCTTCGACCTGCAGCGGGCCAATGAGGAGCCACTGCTCCGGGCAGCCGGTGATAACACCCCCGATCTTGACCGCATGACAAGAAACGCCATGAAGCGAAATGGAGGAACCGATCATGAGTAAAGTCTACAATCCCGCCCTGCAGGAGCGCTTGGAGAACTATCTGGCCACCAGCGGTATCAGCCAGGCCAAGCTGGCCCCCAAGGTCGGCATCAGCCAGACCGCCCTTTCTCAGTACCGGCGCAGCAAGTACGACAACGGCGATATTGCCGAACTGGAGCGCAAGCTGGAGGAGTTCTTCCGCACCGAGGAGGCCGTGGAAGCGGCTGCGGTCAAGGCGGCCCCCTACCGGCCCACCCTGGACTATATCCCCACCTCCATCTCGGAGGATGTTTACAAGGCCATCCAGTATTGCCAGATCGAGCGCGGCATGGTGATTCTGCACGGTGACGCCGGGATCGGCAAGACCAAGGGCGCGGAACGGTTCATCCGGGAAAATCCCACCGCCGCCGTTTACATCCAGGCCACGCCGAGCAGCGGCACCCTGGGCAACATCCTGAAGCTGCTGGCGCGGGCGCTGCGGGTACCCGAAACCCGGAACAAGCTGGAACTGCAGCTGGCCATCCGGGAGAAGCTGGAAGGCACCAACCGGGTGATCATCATTGATGAGGCCCAGCACCTGAAACTGAATGCCCTGGAGGAGATCAGAACGCTGTCCGATCCCAACAGCCTGACAGGCCAGCGCGGTACCGGCATCTGTCTGATCGGCAACACGGAGGTTTACAGCCGGATGGTTGGAAAGCAGGAGGCGCAGTTCGCCCAGCTGTTCTCCCGCATCCGCATGAACCGATATTACAGCACCCGCAAGGTCACCCTGGGAGATATTAAGGCGCTCTTCCCCAAGCTGGCCGAGGATGGCCAGAAGAAAGAACTGGACTTCCTGCACGGCATTAGCCAGTCCAAGTGGGGCATCCGGGGAGCGGTCAATGTCTACAACAACGCCGTGAATAACGAGGACATCAGCTATGAGGGCCTTTATGGGATGGCCCGGAATATGGGCATCGGCCTGGTTTGAGGAGGTAACATGATGAAAGGGATCAAGTTTAAGATGCTCCTGGGCTTTGTGTCCGGGATCGTGAGCGGCCTGATGCTGGCCGTGGGCATGACGGTATGGGCCACCCAGCCCGGCCTGCCGGGCGGCGAGGCGCTGATCCTGCCGCTGATCATCCTGCTGATCTGCTTCGGCGTCCAGCTGGGCGTGATGGGCAGGGACATCCAGGAATGGCGGCGCGGGTATGATGCCGGATATGAAGATGGCCTGGAGGACGGTACCATCGACATTCGCCCGGTTCGAGTGGAGGTCATTGACCTGACCAAGCGCATCCCCAGCAACACCAATATCTCCTGAAAGCGGGGCCACAGCCCCCGCCTTAATGCAGCCTCCCGCCAGGGAGCCGGTCACAAGCCCGGAGGAATGCAGAGTGAGGAAGGAGGACACCATGCGAGAAAAGTCTATATTGGCAAGGAACATCCAGAGACTTCGCAAAGCCCAGGGATGGTCAAAGGAGCAGTTGGCTGAAAAAGTGGATTGCAGCCCTTATGCCATCGCAGAGTATGAAAACGGACGCCGGGAGCCGAACTGTAAAGCCCTGGTGGCCCTGGAGCGTGTTTTTCAGGTAACAGGGGCGCAATTATGTGGTCTGGAACCTGTGGGGCACCACAGCCCAAAGCAAGCGGCCCACATCGCCGTTTCCCTTGATAACGGTGGTGCTAACGGAGATTATACCAGCCTTCTGATTGTCTGCCAGGATTGCGGCGAAATGATTTACTCTGGTACCCATGCACCTGGCATTGAAACCAGCATTGAGCTCCAGCATATCTGCAGGTGCGGTAAAACCAGGAAGGCGGTGGAATGATGGACGGAAGGATTTGTCCCGTGTGCCATCGGAGATACACCGAACCTCCCGCTCTCTCACGAGTGGACAACAAGACGGACATCTGCCCTGACTGCGGCATGATGGAGGCTCTGGCGGCAATTCCCCGGAGGCGTCTTGACCCGGCAGAACGAACCAGACGGGCCGTAGAGGCCACCGGCAATCGGTGGGCCATCGAAAACTTTAATGCCACACACAACTGACAGGTGATGCCATGAAGTATCCCAAGAAGCTGATGCAACGGGCTAACGAGATGCTGAGCGCCCGGCGTCAGGAAGCGTATCTCAAACAGGCAGAGGCCCTGCAGTGGCTGGTAGACAATCACCTGGACATTGCCCAGGAAAAGCAAAAGATCCGAGTCCTCTCTGCCCAGAGAGGCATGGCGGCCATCAGGGGAAGCGAAAACGCATCCAGGATAGACCAAGAACTGCAGGAAGCCAAGGTAAATCTGGACAGCCTGATGGCAGCAGCCGGAATAACGGAGGGTGATCTGGAACCCGCCTTTACCTGCCCCAAATGCTGTGACAGGGGTATCGCAGACGGAACGATCTGCGATTGCAAGCAGACCATTTTGAATCAGCTGGTCTATGAGCAGCTTTGCGATGTCTCCCCGGTGCAGGAGTGCTCTTTTGAGAACTTCAGCCTTACCTACTATGACCGAGCGGATCAGCCAGTCATGGGGAAAGTGTTGTGCAGCTGCCAGCGTTATGTGAGGGAGTTTGGAAAGAAAAGTAAAAACCTACTTTTCCACGGTGCCCCCGGCCTTGGGAAAACCCATCTGTCATTGGCCATAGCGGAAGGGGTAGCAAAGTCCGGCTGGCTCGTAATGTATGTTTCTGCACCGCATTTGATGGATGAACTGGAGCGAGGCAAGTTCCAGAAGGATACTGACTCTCTGGAGTACCGAGAGATTATATTCGGGTGTGACCTTCTGGTGATTGACGATCTGGGGACGGAACTGGTAACCCGGTACACACAAGCTGAAATCTATGACCTTGTGAATACCAGACTAAACACCAGCTGCCCGACCATCATCAACACGAACCTTTCTATGGGAGAGATCGAAAAGAACTACACCAGCCGAGTGGCGTCCCGGATCGGCGGGATGTACGCCACGGTGCAGTTCAAGGGCCGGGACATCCGGCTTCAGAAACGAAAGGAGCGCAAGCCATGAGCAAGCCCAGCACAGCGCGGCGCTGCGCAATCTTCTATTGCGACAAGGCGCGGGAACGGCGCTGCTGCGCCGACTGCCAGGATCGTTGCCGAAACGCCTGCAAAAACCATCCTTCCCGGTGCGGGCAAGAGGACAAGACACCCAAGAGGAAGCGGCCATGCTGATCATCACAGTTCATGTGGATGCGCCTCCCGGCCAGGCTATTGGCATCAAAGAGGACTTGGCCCTCTACCTGGAGAAGTTTGGGGACTCCAGGGTGGTATCCATCATCGAAAAGGGGCCGGAGCAGCTTCAGGTTGAGGACTTCACCCGGCGCAGATAACCCAGGGGGCGCGGCCCCCGCCTTAATGCAGCCTCCCACCAGGGAGCCGGTCACAAGCCCGCAAATGCAGAGTGAGGCCAATACGAAGGAGGTAGATTATGGCTTTAGAGAAGTACCGCCAGCTGACCAAGGGCGGCGGTCTGACCATCCCCCGGCTGCTCCGGCAGGAGATGGGGGTGCATCCGGGAGATCCGCTGGAGATCTCCGTCAACGCAGACGGGGCGCTTGTGATCAGCAAGCACCGGCCCAGCTGCCATATCTGCGGCAGTACAAAGTACATCGCCACCTACAAGGGCCTGTGCTTGTGCCGTGGGTGCCATATCAAGATGGGGGAGGCGCTGGACGATGCCTGAAGCAACGATGATCCCCCACATCACGGATGAGCAGCTGCGGGCCGAGGTTGACGAATTCGCCGCCCTGACCCGGCAGGCCGAGGCCATCAAGGAGCGGCTGGAAACCCTGAAGGCGCACTTTGAGAAGCGGGCCGTGGAAGATCTGAAGGACACCAAGATGAAGAGTGTGTCCTATTGGGGCAGCAGCAACTGCCGGGTGGTTGTCCAGACCAGCGAAACGGTGAAGCCGGTATCGGTAACAATGATCCAGAGGGTGCTGGGCGATGTGGCGAAGGACTTTGTGAAGGAAGAGGTCACCACCAAGCTGACCGACCCCTGCAAGCGGCTCCTGGGTATGGTGTTCCAGGGCAACTACACCGAGGGCAGCCTGGACAATCTGATCCAGGCGATCACCGCCGACGCCAAGATCCAAGCGACCCTGAAAAAGCGCCTGAAAGGGCGCTGGGAAAAGGACACGGCGGCGCTGATGAAGGTGGCCGGACTTTCGGAGCAGGAAGCCAGCGAATATGCCTACCTGGCCGCCGAGGTCATCAACTGGGAGTGGCTGGCCCAGGTGCTGAAGTCCGCAGGATGGGCTGGCAGCATCCAGGAGGCCATTGAGGTGATCCGGGCCGCCGTTATCGTGGATGAGGGTATCAAGGTCGGCATCGAGATCGAGAAGTAAGGAGGGGTAACATGGCCGCCATCAACGCGCAGCAGATCAAGAAAATCTATGCCATCGGGAACGCCCTGGGCATCGTGGAACGGGGCAACGATGAGGATGATCTCCACGCCATGGTGTCGGCCATGACCGGGAAGGACTCCATCAAGGCCCTGACCTATCGGGAGGCCGAGGACATCATCGCCCGCCTGCAGCACCAGCAGGGCGGCGCGGCTCCCCGGAAATCCAACCGGCAGCACCCGGAACGGGCCGGAGGCGTGACCAGCGGGCAGCAGAAGAAGGCGTGGGCGCTGATGTACCAGCTGCAGAGTTATGACCAGGCCCCCAACGCCACGCCCCTGGGTGAGCGCCTGTGTGCGATCATCAAGAAGGAATTGGGGATCGACGCCAGGACACAGAACCCCTTTATCTGGATGGACTTCAAGGCGGGAAACAAGCTGCTGGAGGTTCTGAAGGGGTATGTGGCCACCGCCAAGAAGAAAGCAGGTGAACCGGCATGAGCAGCGAAATGGCTTTGACGATCCGGCCCAGCGATTTGAGCGATGACCAGCTGCAGCTGGCCGGGCTGATCGGGATGGACAACTTCAAGAAGCTGGTGCTGACCTACGGCGGCATGAGTTTGTATATCCCCAAGAAGGACTGCTTTGACCGGGCGGCCCGGAACGAGGAGATCAGGAAGAAGTTCACCGGGGGTAATTTCCGCGAGTTGGCCTACGAGTACGACTTGACGGAGGTTCAAATTCGGAGTATTGTTAGTGATATAGTGCGCGAGGTACGCGCCCGGCCCATGGAAGGTCAAGTAACCTTATTCGGGCAAGAAAGTTTCTAAAGCGCTTTATTTGCGGAGTTTCCGATATAGAAGGTATAGTGGTATCCAGAGACCACTATACCTTCTATTTTTATGCTCTGGAGGAGATTGCACGATGAACGGGATGAATTTTGACGCTGGAACCTGGTGGCTGATTGGCCTGCTGGCCACGGCCCTGATCGGAGCCGTTGTGTTCCTGATCAAACGGACGCTGTTCTCCCGTGTGGATGATCTTGCCAAGGAGGTCAAGGAAGTGCGTGAGGGTGTAGTGAAGAAGGGCGATTATGAAAAAGCCCAGGATCGGATGATGAAGGACATCGAGCAGATCAAGAAGGACTACACCCCCCGGAGCGTCCATGACAAGGACACGGGCGAGGCCAGAGCCGACATTAAGAAGATCACCGAGAACTATCTCACCAAGGAGGACTTCTTCCGGGAGCAGGCCAAGACGGATCGGAAGCTGGATAGAATTCTGGATATTTTGATGAAACAGGGAGGCAACGAATAATGAACACCCATGAAAAGCAGCGCCTGAAGGCGGGCAACTTCGTCCACAACAACGGCAGAGTGCTGCGGACGATCAACATCCTTCGGTACAAGTACAACAAGCTGTCCGGCATCCAGAGTGTTCTGCACGATGACGGTATCAGCGAGGATGAGTTCCTGGATGCGGTCAACTTCCTGGCCATGGAGGGCTATATCCATCTGCGCGATGTGGCCACCCAGAATGACGCCTCCCTGGCCGATTGCCCCTATGAAACCCTGGAGGCCCGGCTCACCGGCAAGGGCATCCGGCTCCTGGCCGGTGGCCTTGAGGATGACATGATCGAGGTGTAAGGGATGGCGAGGAGATCGAACAGAAAGCACAGCAAGATCGACGGACTGCCCCCGGAACTGAAATCCACGGTTGAGCAGATGCTGCTGTCCGATGCCACCTATGCCGAGATCGTTGACTTCCTGGAGGATAACGGCGTGAGCGTGTCCATCGCCAGCGTCTGCCGGTATGCCCAGGATTATGACGCCAACATCCAGGCCCTGGCCATCGCCCAGGAGAACTTCCGGGCCATGATGGAGGAACTGGAACGGTATCCCGATCTGGATACCACGGAGGCCATTATCCGGCTGACCAGCCAGAATATGTTCAAGGCCCTGGCCAACACCACCGAGGAGGACTGGCAGGGCATCAAGGTCGACAAGATGATGAAGGAGGCCACCGGCCTGATCCGGGCGGCAGCCTACAAAAAGCGCGTAGAGGTTCAGAACCAGACGGACACCGAGGCCGGTCTGGATGCTGTCCGCAGCCTGGTGTTTGAAGCCATGGCCAAGGAACGGCCTGATCTTTACGCCGAAGTAACGAAGTTCCTGGCCGCCAAGAAAGCGGAGGGATTAGAACAGGGGTGACGCTATGTGGTATGTACTGCAGGTGAAAAGCGGTAAAGAGGAGGCGGTGGCCAGCTGCCTGGCCGAAAAGAAGGTGCTGGCCTATGTTCCCAGGGAGAACCGGCTGATCCGCAAGGGCGGCAGCTGGGGCCAGCGGGAATATACCCTGTTTCCTGGGTATGTGTTCCTGAACCTGGACTACACCGCCGAGAACTACTACATGGTGAAGGCGATCCCAAATGTGCTGCGCTTCCTCGGCCCGGATGGGCTGCGGCCCTCCACCCTGACCTATCTGGAGGCCGAGTGGATCAAGATGCTGGCAGGCGGCGGCAAACCCCTGGAGCCTACCACGGCCCAGCTGACGCCGGAAGGCGAGGTCAAGCTGACCGATGGTGTTCTCCAGAACTTCATCAGCCGGATCGTGAAGATCGACAAGCACAGCCGCCGCGCCACGGTGGAGTTGACCGTGTGCGGCGAGAAAAAGACCATCCCCTTATCGTTTAATCTTTTAAGCGAATAACAGGAACTTGTTAGTGGTCGGAGGTTGATGCGTCCCTCCCGCCGTGAGCGAGGGACACATTGAGTAAAGAACCGGGCAGAAATCGGGGGCCTGGGTGGCGAAGCGCACCCATTGGCCCGCGAAAATCGGCCTGGTTCTTTCAGTTGTTTTCAAATTACCGTTTAAGACCGCCAGAAACCCGTTTAAAAACGCCGCGAGGGCGAAAGGCGGGCAGGCGGCCCTTTTAGAAAAAGCCCCCGTGTGCGGCCTCTGTGGGCCGCCTACGGCGGGGGTGTCGGAGAGGAGGATACCATGAAGAAGAAAAACGGCGCTGCAGCGGCCACCCTCTTGGGTGCCATCGCGGAGGCCGAGGCAAAAATCACCGCCAACGAGGGGGAGGATTTAAACGCCTTAAAAGCCCTCTTAAAACACTTTCTGGATAAGGACACCACCCCGGAGCGTGTAGCCATCAAGCGTGAATATGCCCTGGGCATCCCCTTGACCGGCCCCACCGGCATCCGGCGAAAGTTGGGAGCCATCGACCTGGAGTTTTTCGGGCGGGCATATTTCCCTCACTATTTCAGCCGACCTTCCCCGGAGTTCCACCGGGAATTGGACGCCATCTGGCAACAGGGCGTCCTGAAGGGGGACTTCCCTGTTACCCCGGCCAGAGTTAAGGCCATCAGCAGGCGGCCCGGCGTCCGGCGCGTGACTGCCGCCCCCCGTGGCCACGCCAAGAGTACCAACCTGACCTTCAAGGGGACGATGCATTCCACGCTGTACGAATATAAGCACTATCCCATCATCATATCGGACAGCAGCGAACAGGCCGAGGGCTTCCTGGACAATATCCGGGTGGAGTTTGAGGAAAACGCCGCCATCCGGGAGGACTTCGGAGATCTCGCTGGCAGCGTGTGGAGATCCAATGTCCTGGTCACAAAGACCAACATCAAGATCGAGGCCATCGGCAGCGGCAAGAAGATCCGTGGCCGAAAGCACCGCAACTGGCGTCCTGATCTGATCATCCTGGATGATGTGGAGAACGATGAGAATGTCCGCACCCCGGAGCAGCGTAAGAAGCTGGAGAACTGGTTCAATAAGGCCGTGTCTAAGGCTGGTGATGATTATACCGACATCATTTACATCGGCACCCTGCTCCATTACGACAGCCTTCTGGCCAAGACCCTGAAAAATCCGGCCTATCGGGCCGTGAAGTATAAAGCTGTGATTAGTTTCTCACAGGCCGATGATCTGTGGCAGACCTGGGAGCAGCTGTTTACTGACCTTTCCAACGATAACCGAGAGGCAGATGCCCGCGCATACTTTGAGGCCAACCGTGCAGCCATGCTGGAGGGTACCGAGGTGCTGTGGGAGGAAAAGCTGTCCTATTATGACCTGATGGTAATGCGGGTATCTGAGGGCGAGGCATCGTTCAACTCGGAAGAGCAGAACGAACCGATCAACCCGGACGATTGCATCTTCATCGCAGAGTGGTTTGAGTTCTACAACGAAGCCGAGGTGGACTTCAAGAGCCGGGACTTCCAGTTCTTTGGCTTTGTCGACCCCTCCCTGGGCAAGAGCAAGAAGAGCGACTTCTCCGCAATCATCACCCTGGCCAAGCACAAGACCACCGGCTATATGTATGTGCTGGACGCAGACATCGAGCGCCGCCACCCTGACCGCATCATCACCGATGTTCTGGAGAAGGAGCGGTGGCTCCGGGCATCCTTCGGGCGCGGCTTCAAGAAGCTGGGCGCGGAGGTCAACCAGTTCCAATGGTTCCTGAAGGAAGAACTGGCCAAGGCATCGGCGCGGGCCGGGCTGTACCTCCCCATTGAGGAAGTGCAGCAGACCAGCGACAAGACGCTCCGCATCCAGACGCTGCAGCCGGACATTAAGAACCACTATATCAAGTTCAACGCCCGGCACAAGCGCCTGTTGGAGCAGCTGGAGCATTTCCCGATGGCAAGCCATGATGACGGGCCGGACGCCCTGGAAGGTGCGCGAACCATCGCCAAGAAATCCAAGCGGTTCCGTATCCTTGACCGGGCCGATTTGGGGCTTTAAGGAGGGTTTACATGATAATTTACATGGAGCGTGAGTCCGTGGCCGCGCTGACCGAGGCCGACATCAAGCGGATCATCGAGGAGAACGAGGTCAATCTGAAATATGAAGAGTTGGAGCGGTATTACCGGGGAGATCACCCTATTCTCCACGCCACCAAGAAGGACAGCACGGCCCCCAACAACCGCATCGTGAACAATATGCCCAAGTACATCACCGATACCGCCGTGGGCTACTTTCTGGGCAAGCCGGTGGTTTACTCAAGCCAGAACGACGCCTTCATGGAGGCGCTGCAGGATGTGTTCGACTACAACGATGAACAGGACGAAAACACCGAGGTGGCCAAGAA